ATCAGCATTAGAATCACTAGGAGAACCAACTTTGTTCAACTCCATGTTTTTGTCTTCAACCTGAATGGTTGCAACGTTTGCTGTGATTGTGTCACCAGATACTGTAAGGTCACCACCAATTGTAATATCTTCTGACCAAGCTAAACCTGTTGATGTGCTTGAGTCTGCAATAAGTATTTTATTGTTCGTACCTATTGCTAATTTATCCCAAGTGCTGCCTGTGTAGACTAAAATATCACCTTTAGCCTCAGACATACTTGTTACATCTGTATGAGAAGCACCATCAAGTGTGTGCGTTCCCATCTTGCCAAGACTGGCAGCTTTTACTCCTAACATTTAATCCACCCCTGTGTTTATAAATAATTTAGTAGTTGAACCATCTGGTGTAGAACTGTAAGCAATTCTTACAATGTAATACGGAAATGGGTCACTACAACATTCATAGCCTCCACTTGTTGCTGCTACTGTAAACGAACCTATCTGTACTGCAGTTGTGGAACCGACAGTTGAACTTTCAGACTGACAACCGTATAAAGTTATAGTTGCAGTCTGGTCACTTGCGTTGTTTACATGAATTGTTTGAACGGATTTACCGTTCCCACTAAAAATAAAATCATGATTGTCTGTGTCATCAGCCGTAAAACTTGTTTCCAAATAAATAGGAATGGATGAACTATGGATATTTAAACTATCATGTACTTGTTGTAATGTCATTTGGCTCCTTCAAAATATAATTTACCAGTTGAAGACTCATTCCTCTTCTTCCAATATTCTTTCATCTCACGGATGATTTTACCAATTTCTTTTTTTTCCTCTGCTGTAGGTTTTCTCTTATGTTCTTTTTCTCTCATGTCTAAGAGCCATTTTTCATAAGCATTACCTGCTAAGTCTTCTATCTCTGCTTTACTGTGAGTGTCATCTCCGAGCACCCTCAGTTCAAAGAGTTTACCGGTTACAGGGTCCTTGACTTTAAAATGATAAACCTTTGCACCTGTGTCTCCACCTAAGTCTACAACACGAGTTACAACTGAACCCGGTGGGGTCCAAAGTCCATCTATGTTTCCGTTATAATCTGTAACCATAATTTAAGTAAGTGGGAGAACCGAAAGGAAACAATCCTCCCACTCATGCAATTAGATGTTTAGTCTAAGTTCATTAAGAATACAGTGTGGTATTCATTGTCGACACCGGCTTTACCGTGCAGTCTAGCAATTGCTGGAGTAGTATCTGCTCCAACTGCTAATAATTGTCCTGCGTGGTTTGAACTAGCACCAACTAAAGTACCAACTGCAGGAGTTCCGTCAATTTTTGCAACTGACATTCCTGCTGTCTGTACCCATCCGTAACTGCCTGCAGTCAAATCTCTGACTGTGACACCAACAAATCTTCCTGCAACTGCTGCAGGAGCAACTACGATGTCCTTGTAAGGACTCTTAATTAGACCTGCTTTGTCTGTTCCAGCAACAATTGCTTCTTCAAAACCATCTTCTTCGTCAATAGTTATCACACCACTGCCTGAAGATGCTATCTCTGGATGAGATTTAATTTTGTAAAAGTAAGCGTTTGATGGGCTTTCTAGGTTGAAGAATATATATCCTTCTTTGTAAAGGTTTTCTGCTGCTGCAGTTCCACCAAGTGTAACTTCGACTGTAGTTCCACCTGCTGAAGCACCTGTAGCAACTACAAGGTCTTCATCGTGGTTTCCCACTACTGCTTCTGAAGCTACCAATAAACCTTCTTCAATGTTTGAGCCACCAGCTTCAACATACTTGTATCTTCTACCATCAACAAAAGTCATAGTAGTTCCCAAAGGATGTCTTTGGTCTGTTGTCTCATCTTTCTCCCAGCCGTATTTACCGGCTATAGTATTTGGAAATGACATTATATCGCCTCCTTATTTTCCTCGGGTTTCTTATACACCCCGTCACCAACCGATATTTGTTCTTTAGAAGAAGAGACAGGAACTCGGTCAATGTTTACATTCTCTGTCTCTTCTTTTTTTCTTTCGTAACTACAATGATTGCATTCACAATTAGTAGTCGGTGGATAAGAGTACGCCCCTTTACGAGCCATCTTAAGTAAGTAATCAGGTGTCCCCGGTACATTCTTAATCACTGTGCCTTTTTTAAAACCTACTTCTCCACTAACACTCTTTTTATCGATGTGCCAGAACAAATCTGTTTTAGCTTGCCAGTTATCAATCATGTCCCAAGCATAGCCCGAAGCTACTAACTCTTGTCTCTTTTGTGCACGTTCTCTAGTATCCATCTATTCTCCTAATGTTTACGCACCAGATGCAGGGGCTGAAGCATCAAATGTCAAAGGTGCACCCTTTGAATCATCAATTTCAAACACACCGTAGTCTGCTGTAATTATTATTTCAGTTGCTCTCATTGAAGCATCTCTTTGTCTTTCAGTTCTAGTGTCTACTGATTTAAGTACACCTAGTGCTGATTTGTCTGCAATAACACCAACTGCATCATCAAGTGAGTTAACTGACAAGTTACCATCTTCAAAGATTGGAACACCGTTTAGTGGTCTAATGTTTGAGAAGAAGTTATTTAACAAGTCAGTTGCAAATCCATCCGGAATACCAGCTGCTGCACCTGTTGCTGTTACTGCTGTGTTAGCAATGTCAAAGGTTGCAAAAGGGTGTTGCAAGATGTAAATCTGCGAACCAAACTTTTGTCCTTTAGCATTTGCAATTGCACCTGCTATGTTTGCAAGACTCATTGATGCACCAGCAGCACCAAAAGTAGTACCACCGTTTAATCCTGAGTACAATGCGTGGACATCAGTGTCCTTTTTTCTTGCCATTGCATCACCAAGCTGTCTACCTACAATTGAAAAAATGTTGTTTGCAGATTGCCTGATTAGTTTGTCTGTAAGAATTACTTTTGCTCCGACTTCTGAAGCAGTAAGGTCTACAGTTGTCATTCCGATTTCTTCTTCATCAACAATGTCGAATCCGTCAGTTAAATCAGAAATAGTCATTTGACCTACTTTTGGCACAGTTACCTGTTTAGCCCCTTTTGGCAAATTCATTTGCTCAATCAAAGCCATAGCAGGAGCATTGTGCTCTTCAGTAAACCTAGCAGCAGTAATTATTATGTTCTGGGCATTTTCTAAATTCCCAGTAGTTGCTGTGGTTGCCATATTCGTTTATCTCCTATATGTCACCGGAAGCTACTCTTCTTGCATATTCAATAACCTTCGGGTCATTGTCACCTGCCAAGTAGCGTTCCATTAAAGTTTTCTCATTTAATGGTGCTGCAGGCGAAGGCTGTCCTGACTGAAGTTCCTGCGAAGGTCCCGTACTCGGTACCTTGCTCTGCTGTGCATCAAGTACACGTTGCTGCTGGACTGTTAAGTCAGCGATACTTTCAGCCATTGACTGCATTGCAGTTGGGTCGACAGTTGACATTAACACATCATAAGCTGTGCTCTTGCCTACTTTCTGTTCGGGCTTAATACCCTTCTCCAAAAGCAATTGCCTTGCCGTTGCTACCTTTGCAGTATGTTCTGATGATTGAGATAATTGCTGCTGTTGTGCAAGCAATCTTTCTTTTTCCTGCTGTATCTGAAGCATTTGCCTCTCTTGTGATGCAGCTTGTGCAGAAAGTTGTTGTGCCTGCTCAGGAGCATATCCTTGCATCTCATACTGCTGTTGAAGTTCTCTTCTCTTAGCTTCTATCGTTGCTTCTGATTGACTCAGTTGCACCTGTGCTTGCAAATCTTGTGTTTGCTTTTGCAAGTCTGCTATTTGTTTATCGTAAGATGATTGTGCTTTCCTCCATTCATCTTGCGAATAAGAACGAGAGTCTTCAACACTCGTTGTTGGCTCAACGCTTTGAGGTAGTTCTGCACCGACTGATTCGGGCTCTGAAGTTCCTGTAGGTTCTGCTTGCTCTGCTCCATTTTGTATCAATCCTTGTTGCTGTAGTTGTTCGTTCACAGCAGGGTCAGTATTGTCTACAATGCCTGAAGTAGTTTGAGCAGGCTCAGAAATTTCTGGCTGCGAGTCAGGAGATGTTGAATTCTCAGGTTGTTTGTCTGTTACCATTACAACTCCTAAAATATTTAATTTTAGTTACATTGTATACTAATTTTTATTTTTTTCTATAATGTTTCCAATTGCAAAATCTAATTCCTCTTGCCATTTAATTGGAGAGTCCTTTTCAATTTGCTCCATATAGTAATCTCTAGCAGCCCAAGTATCTATTATTTTTTGTGCTAATTTAGGGTCATGTTTTTTTAGTGCTAGCATAATTGAATTAGGAATATGATAGTCCATAACATTAGAATTTGCAGCAACATATCTTGCTTGGTCTTCTGTCCAATTGTAAGTTTCTACTAATTTATCGTATTCATCCCAATTTACAATTGAACTTCTACCACCATCTGCACTTGGTAAATATATTTCTTGGTCAAAAGTAGACCAGTGTTGACTTAAAGCCTGCAATTGTTCTGGAGTTCCCCCATAATAATTTAGTCCTTCATCTCTATCATTTT